TTAGTTGGGAAGTCTTAACTCCATACCTGCATAAAGCATATCATCAAGTGTCATTCCATTATGCTCTGCAAGTTCTGCTGCTCTGCCTTCATCTCCAAGGTAATCTCTTGCAATCTGGCAGAAACTTCCTCCTGGTTCTACAACTGCTACTCTTTCTTCTGCATCCTGCGATGTTTCCTCTTCCGGCTCTTCCTCACTTTCTGCTGGTGTATTATCTTTAGGATAATACTTAGCTTCCATGGCGGCCTGATAGTCTGCATAATTGTATCCTTCAGCTTCAAGCTTCTGTCTTCTCTCTGGATCATTGCCATATTCTCCGCGATAAATTGCGTCAATTACAGATTCATCAAGTTCCTGTGATGGCTGCTCAATGTTTTTCTCATCTTCTGAATCATTAACCACACTCCAAACATAATCATTGAACACTCTAAGTCCAAAATCATTGATAAGCGCAAGTGTTGTTTCATAGTAATCTGGAGCTGTAGCATAATTATAGCCAACCCAGTTACCGTCTGCATCTCTATCCGTATTATTGACAGCATTTGTGAGACCATATAACTCACCTTCAACCGTATTAGCAGATGTAGCATCATTATAATTATCCCACTGCATTAAATCCAAATATCCATATATAGCTCCCATTGTATTAGGATATTTTGCAAATCCAGCTTTAATATTAACATATGTACCGTTAATAAACTCTGTTGTATCACATGTGATGTCTGTTCCCTTGATTCCAAAGAGCGTGCTTGCATCTAAGTTCCAGCCAGATTCTTTAGCGGCCTGTGCTAAAATAACAGCCGGACTAATCGTCTTCTTTCCTTCTCTTCTATACTTAACCCATGCATTGCACACCACAGGCGCAAGTGTATTGATGAAATTGTTTACATGTTCATATCTTGTATTAATTGTTGGAAATGTTCTCATATTATTTATCCTCCTGATCATTGTTATCAATTGCTGTTTTCTGCTCCACCTGACTTTTTAAATTCTTAACAATAGGCTGCAAGAATGGTGGAAGTGTTACGCCAATATCATTGATGTTTTCCAATATACTTATAATTTCGTTACAGATCAGCCATATTGCCACAACACAAGCCACTAAAAATGTAAATGGCAATGTTATTCCAATAACACCTGCAGAATAAGAAAGGAGCTGGTCTACTATCACACCAACTCCCACCAAAAGCCACATACATATTTTCTTTGCAATCCCTCTTATTCCTTTATAACTATCTATTTGCTGCTTTCTAAATTTAGAAGCCGCAATACCTGTGAAATAATCTATTAGATTACATGTTACCAATAATAATACTGGAATAGCCAAAATTCCCAGGGCACTTAATATAATGCTCCACACCGCTGTTACAATTACTTTTAATTTTTCCATAAGTCAATATCCTTTCTGTTACTGGTGCAATTTCATTTTTTCCATTGTTATATGTTCACAAAACAGTAATAATATTAAATACGACGGTACAATTACTAAGGCAGCATTCGAAACTTAACTAAATATAAGTGAGCCTGTAATATAATCGTCTTTCTTAAATTCAGTAGTTGCCCACGCTCCTTTCTTCCCATCTTTTGTGTAGTATCTTGCAAAAGCATAATGTTTGTTTGCGGAACTATATAATAATGTCGTTCCATATCCAACCAGCTTTTGTCGAACTACACCTGCAGAATCATATGGAATATAATTACTTTCTAGTATTGTATTAAAATCAATGCTCATTTTTTCTAAAACTGATTCGACATCATAATATCCAGAAAAATTATTTAATGTAGAATCTGGTGTTTCAATTCTGGAAGCAAAGTATAAAATCCCTGTTTTAGTAGATTTGTTATAATAACAGTAGTTATATCCATATCCCTCAAAAGTACCATCACTCGCAATATTTTTACAAAAGCAGTTTTTAACGTCAATATTACTGTTTAGTGCACTTACCTCGCTTCTGAGATTCGCAATCATGTCATTGTTATCTTTAATTCCCTTATCCATTATGTTAAGGTTGGTTGGGTTCCACGGTGTTTGCCCCGTCCAACCTACTCTTTTGTAAGAAATAAATCCTGTTAAGCTCATAATTACATCTCCTTAAGTGCTGCCATCACCTCTGCTTCAAAATTAGCAAAATCTGTATCGCATTCTTCTTGATTCTCAATATATGCTCTTCTGTCTGCAATTCTCTTATTAATAGTTATCTCACCTGCGGAAGGTATGCTGGCTGAAAATGTAACTACAGCCTTTTCCTCTATAGAACTATTTCCATTCATTGATGTATTCTTTGTTGTATTTAACATATTGTTTTCCTTTCTACCGCTGTGCGGATTTATATTAATTATTTGCTATGTCTTTGACATAGTCTTCTAATTTCCACCATTCACCATGGTGCCTTATATAGTAATAACCCTCTATATAACAGTTATTTCCACTTATATCTACCGTACCAGCTGTCTCACTATGTCGTATCCAATCCATTAAGTTATAATATGCATCACCGCTTCTGATATAATAATAATCATCAACATATATTCCATCACGGCGAATGCTTACAGCATTTCTTGTTCCGTCTTCGTTTGACAGATTTATAAAATGTCCTTGTATTTTCAGATAGGCGCCAGTGCTACTTTTCATAAGGTATTCACCACCAATAAGAGTAGTGGTCATTGTAATACCTTCTTCAGTTACATTTACATTTTTAAATGTGCCTTCTAAATCAGCATTAACAGCTTTTAGCTTCTTACAGTCTATCGAACCATCTGCTGAAATAGTAGTATTAGTAGATGTAAGCGTGAACAGATTACCATTGATATTAACAGACTTATTACCACTAATATTAATTGTTCCACTTGCATTAAGTGTTATATCATCTGCAATAGCTTCAATTGCAGATTTAAGTTCCCCTGTCGTTGGGTCTTTCTTAATGTATGCTTCAAGGCTTGCTGTTGTAGCATACTTAACATCAATATCTTCTGGTGCTGGAGAATAATCTGTAGCTTTTGTACCCTTTTCTATTTTTAGCTTGTTTGTATCTACATGTGCAAAGCTAAAACGCATATATACAGCATTAGAAGGAACTGGCAGAGAACCTCTTACTCCAGTAGATTTATCTGCTACTCCGCTGATAAACTTTTTATTGCTGTCATAAAAACAAGTAGCCGGTGCATTACCCAGATTGGTCCATCCACTCGCTACATAGTTTTTCCACTTAGACACATCTATGTAGTCCGTCAAATCCCAATAGTTACCGCCATCTGTTATTATGCCAGTGGCTGTTATATACTTATTAGGAGTTACAGTGCTTTTTATGAATCTATTGACTCCACCAATTTGTAGATTATTAATATCATTTTTAGTTGCATAGGTGCCAGATACTTCTAGCTTAATACTATTACTTTCCTTAGTTATTGCTTGTGTTATAGCGTTATTCATCTGCGTTGTTGTGCTATAATTGCCCTTTAAATCCTGCTGAGTTAATGACAAACTGCTACTTATGCTATCAAGATTGATTCTTAATGCAGAATTTTGTCTTAACATATAAGCTGTTTCCGAATTTGGAATCTCTTTCCAGCCATGGCTTCCATCCTCATTACGAATAAACCGCCATGCTCTTCCTTCGTTTTCCCAGTAAGCAATCTTTCCAATATACTTATCCCACTCAGTATCGTTATACTGCCATGTTTCTTCGCGTGGAAACTGTGTGTCTGATGGATAAACAGGAACACACCAATCCCAAGCCGGATAATTATCCTTTGTTGGCACATAAGATATTAAATAGATTTCATCATCGTACTTGGCTAGATTAGACAGGCTTACACTGTATTCCTGCAATGTCTGGTTTACATTAGAAAACTTTTCCTTAACGCTGGTTCCATCTATGTTCTCAGTCCACCAAAGCTTCTGTGTTATAAAATCATCAGACTGCTTTAATAAGCTTCCCCATTCAGAATAATCCTTTCCAGAACCGGTTTTTATATCCTGCAGAAGAACATTAAGTGTCTGTGCTGCATCATCCAGATATATCTTGTTGCTCTTAAGCGTATGTGTGCCATCATTGTTAATAACACTAAAAAGGCTTGCTATATCCAGTTTTCCAGCAGATATATTTGCATTTTCTTTTACCATGTCGTTGCGGATTATCTCACGTTGAACTCCCTGTTCTGTAAGACCTAGCGCGTCAAACATCAGGTTGCCCTTTACATCCCACACATACATGTTATAGTCTCCAGATGTATCTTTACCTATCTGAACGCGAACACGCTTAGAATCACTTATCTGTATCGTATTATCAGACCATCTACTCAAACCGTCTTTGCTATGTACTGCAACATCTGTGGTATCAATGTCCAGAGCCTTTATTTTCTTTGCATCTAAAGAATCTATCATTGAATCCTTTATCTGTGCTGTACCTATCATGCTCACGACGCTATTTGCAAAATCTGTGGTAATGCTTTCGCCAGTGGAAGAGCCAAACATTAATGTTTTAATACCAGCAACATCACCATCTAATATGCCTACTTTCTCATATTTAACATTAAGCTGCTCTATGTCAGATTTTATTACCTTTTCCTCTTTTATTGTTGCAAACTTTATGTCTGCCTCATTAGATTTAAGGTAATTATTCTTAATATACTGCAGCTCATTGTTTACAGACACAATAGTCTCTGCAGTTACCGTATTAGCCTTAACCCATTCTGCATCTACCTTTTTAGCAACCAGTTCCTTAGTAAGCATCATTTCCGCATATGTTCGTTCTGCAAGCTTAGTAGATGGTCCTTTATAATCTGTCTCTGTTTCAGTTTCTGTTTTGCCATAAGCTGTAATAGTCATGGCAAGACCTCCATCATATTCCTGAGTTATATTCATAACCGGAACCTTATAAGTCTTACCTAATTCTTCAACAGTTACAATATCCCATGGATCCAGTCGAATATCTCCTAGCGTCTTTAAGCTTGCGCCTCTATACGCAAATCCTCTTACTTTCTTGTATACAGAGTTAAGCTTTTCTTCTGTTGTAAGTGGATTATCAAATGTTATTCCCAAAGTTCCACTTCCTACTGTAAAAGAAGTATTACTGTCAACATTACATGTAAGATAATCTAAATGGTAATCACTCTCATTCTTTTCAAATGTCATTATTCGTGATTCATTTATCGTATAGCCATTATCTTCATACCACTTAATAACAATTGTTCCAGTTCTGTCTACGCAAGCAAAACCTCCAGCTAAAGAAGCGATATATCCGATAACCTCACGATAGGTATATCCTACCGGTGCAGTATCAATAGTTATTCCATTCAAGCCAGATACATTACAGGGAACGCCACATCCAGTACTTATCTCTTTTAAAACAGATTCTGCACTTGCAGGATATGTCAATTCAGATACATATACACCTGTGGTCTTCATCATTCTGTCGTAAGCCGTAAATGTTGTGGTTGCCTGGTCAAGCGTTGGATGTTCTGCAGTAAAAAAGCCAAGTGGAATATACTCATACTTTCCGCTTGGCAGTTTCAATCCTATCTCTATCGGTATCTCTGTATTCTCAAACAGCTCATCTATTCTCTTAATGGTTATCTCTATCTTAGCTGCAACAGCCGAACCTATCTGTATACCCTCATCAGATGTGGAAGCGGTCTCATAGCCCATCTTTTTAAAGCCAGCGTCAATCCACTTACCATTTATCTTTAATCGTAAGTTAAATGTTCGCGATGGTGATCTAATCGTTGTTGCAAATTGCTCTGATACATTATTATACATAGGCTTAATCCTCGATCATAAATTCAATGGCTGCAATATCCTCTAATGTTGTTCCATCGTATCTGCTGTCAGAATCACATACAGATATGTCTTCCATCTTAATCATATGTACATCAACATCCGTTTCCATGTTGTACATCTCATCAATCTCTTTTACAACTTCCTGCTCTTTACCTTCTGGGAACTGGTAAGAATCTCCATCCATGACAGCATTCCCATTTTCATCTTTAAGCACATTGTTCTGTATTACTTCAGTTCTCTGTGTAACAAAAATATCTACTTCTCCTAACAATGTCTTAAGGTTCTTTGCAATCGCATAGTTTACTTTTACAGGCCAATGCTTTCTTAAACCCTGTAAATTCTTAAGCATTGTTGCACTATTATCAATCTGTTTAATAGTCATTGTTTTTTTCATGTTCTGCTCCTTACTGTTGTATTATAGATACACTGGCACTTCTGTAGTAATAGTTACCGTCCCCTATATCACCCAGCACCTCTTTACTCAATGTACCTCTATAGCTTGTTATTGTTATATCCTGTCCATCGTCATGGAATGTTATTGGAAAGAATCCGGCGATGAGTTTGTTCTTAATAAGTGCCATCTCATCTTCCTTCAATATTCCCCAATTAATAGATAAGGTCTTCTTTTCAGCGACAACATCACCCAACATTGTTCCGTCAAGTGCTCGTCCTGTAGAAGAAGACCATATAATCTCATCATCCACCTTGATGGACACAGGAGCCGGAAGCTCCTGCCCGTCACATCTCAGTATCAATTCATCACATCCTTGTTAAGTTATAATCTCACATTTTCCTGTTTGCTTTGTATGCTCGTTAATCTTATCAACCACATATTTTTTTAGGCTCTTTCCATCTAGCTGTATATCAAGGTCCAGTGTCTCCAGTATCTTAAGTATTTGTTTAAGAATACTTATGGCTTCTGCCAGCAGTTCTGCACTGGATGCCATAGCAGCTGCCTTCTGTGCCATATCAAGAAGTTTATCCTCTGGTGCTACAACTTCACCCTGGTGTCTGTTATCACCAATCATGGCAAGCTGTGGGGTGTTTGGCTTAACATATCCGCCTTGTGCAAGGTATGGAATCTTAGAGAAGTCGGCTTCCGGTAAATGGAATCCAAAATCTTCGCCACCTATACCAGGTACCCAGTTTGGTACTTTAAAGCTAAGCTTATTTACAGACCTTACTATTGCATTTATGCCAGATTGAACACCTGTAATCAGTCCGTTAATAAATCCAATTACCATATTAATAGGCCCTTTAGCAATATCAGCAATACCGCTAAATATGCCATCAAAAGCCGTAACTATACCATTCCAAGCGCCTTCCCAGTCACCAGAGAAAACACCCTTAATAAACTGTATAACTCCTTTAAATACAGTAATTGTATCGTTCATTAAATCAGCTATGGTTCCAACGACAACTCCAACCTTATTCCCTATAGAATCAAATATAGCTATAAATATTGGTCCTAATAGTTCAGATAAAAATCCAACTACAGGTGCAATAAAGTTGTTATATATTGTCGTAGCACATGTAACTATCTCACCAACAAAATCCAAGAAATTGGCCAGCAGTGGCTGTAAATGTTCACTCCATACTCTATCAATTACATCTAAAGCATTCTCCCAGACTGGCTGAAGCATATTATTCCATATATCTAAGAATACATCTCCGGTAGTCTTAACAGCCGCTTTTATTCCAGTAAATATCGGCTCTCCCCATTCGTTCCATGCCCCTGCCATTGTATTAACCAAGCCAATCCATACATTTGATATAGATTCAATGGCTGGACTTACACCTTCGCTCCATAAAGAATTCCAAGATGCTTTAAATGTATCAAATATTGTTCCATTTAAAGATAGTGTCTGGGATGCAAAATCCGTCAGCATTGGTAATCCAACAGAAACAAAATTTGCAAGTATAGGATATGCTGCTTTATTCCATACATCCGAAAAGACTGTATTAAAGCTATCAAATAATCCATTTAATATACTGCCATTAGTATCGACCCATGTTACAAGATAATTTGTAAATGGACCATTAAAATAATTTAACAACGGCGGTCCTAATGCTCTTATATCATTAAACGCACTTGCTAAGTTTTTCTTGGCTGTATCTGTATTTTTTGTAAGTCCATCCCATATTCTTGACATAGATGGAGAAAATGTCGATACACTCCATTTGCGGAGTTTATCTAATTCTTTCTTTGCCTTATTTACAAAATCACTAATTGCAGATGTTGCATTAGATGTACTTCCACTCACATCTGGTACAAGGTCAACACTTCCGATTCCTGAAGATGTTCCACCTGTACTACCGCTTGAATCAGAACTATCATCTGTTGGCTCTGTCAGCTTATTTATCTGGTCAAAGCCTGCAAGCGACTTTTCTATATCTTTAGCAGTCTTCTTGGCTGCACTTCCTATATCACCTACATTATCCGCTGCGCTGGATGCATCATCTCCTATACCAGCTATATCCGAACTTATCGAGCCCATAGAGGTTGATACATCTGCTCCTGTGACCATTTGCACAAAGCTGGCAAAGCCATCTGCAACCTTCTGTAATCCTGCCAGCAAGTTGTTAAAGCCACGCAGAATAGGTGTAAACAATGCTATGAAGCCTTTACCAAGACTAGCCTTTAACTGCTGAAACCTTAATGTAAGTATTCTTGTCTGATTCGCCCAGGAATCCTGTGTCTTAACAAAATCACCAGTGGCATTGGACAGTGCACTAGTAACATATTGATAACGAAGCATTACTTTTTCCTGCTCTGTCATCTTAGCCGTAGTCTTACCAAAGCCATTATTAAGTGCATACTGGTCTAAGTTCGTCTGAGTCATTACAACACCCAGGTCCTTAAGTGTCTCCGTTTCACCAGTCCAGATAGATTTCAGCTTTGTATATGCTTCATCCGTACTAAGATTGTAAAATGATGCAACATCACCTGTTAATCCGGTAACATCTTCTGCCATATCAAGTGCAGCCTGTCCTGTAATACCCATTGCATTACTCATCTGGCCAAATACACCCATGTACTTCTTAGCAGATAATTCAGATAATCCGAAATTAGTCATGGCGTTAGAAGCCCATAAATCAGCCTGATGGCTTAAATCTCCAAATGCTGTATCTACAACGTTCTGTACTTCTGTTACATTTGAACCAACTTCTATACAGTCCTTTGTGAATTTAGCGAATGCTGCTATGCTTAAAGCTCCAGCTATCTTCTTTCCCATGCCAGAAAAGATGGATGTTGCCTGCTTAGCCGCCTTATTAGAAGCGCCAGTAAGCTGATTAACTATCTGTGAACTGTCTATGCCAAGTTCAAGAGCTATCTGTCCTACTACATCCGACATACTCCCTCCTTTCCGGCATTTAAAAAGACCACTTTCTACTTAGAGAAAGCGGTCTTAGCCCAATTTTGGAAGTCACTCCAATACTTATTGTAATTTGCAGGATCTTCCATTAATTTTCTATTTCTTCTTAATATCCAATCATTGCGGATTTTCTTCTGTTCTTTAGTGAATTCCTTTATAACCTTAGGATCTTTTTCTGCTCTGATTCCTACAATTCTCCCAAGTGGTGTTTCAGGCATTATTCCTGACAATAAAGAACAGAATTCAGCCCATGACATATCATCTTCTGTTCGCAATCGTATGCCATACTGGGACAGGAAGCTGGCTTCTATCAGCTCCCAATCATCCCATATATCATAATATACCTCATTATGCTGAGGGTGTCTGCTCCTCGCCGTACGTTCCCATAGCAACCTGCATGATTGTATTATACATTTCCTTATATTCAGGAATAGGAAGATCTAATGCCTCAATCTTATCTGAAGCATCTTTTCCTACAAGCATTTCAAGGCCTTTAATCATAAATGCCATATCATCCTTGTTTTCCTTGTTTTCTGCTTCCTGTGCCATAGCCTGTATATTAAGAATTGTACTCTTTCTGTTATTAACAGTAACAACCAAATCTTCTGTAATACGAATCATAGGTAATTGGTTCGTAATCTTCATAGATATATCAATTACTTTAAAATCTGTTTTTGCCATTATTCATATCCTCTTCTTTCTTTAAGCTGCTACATATGCTATATATGTCGGCTTACCGTCAGACTGTGCTTCCCATTCAAGTGCATCAATGCTTGTAGAATCTCCACCAAGAGATTTTACATCGATTACTGCAGGTACAAGAAGCTGATCAAGATTAGGGAATATAATAGACACCCATGTATTGCAATCCTGACCTGTCTTCATAAATCGACTTGCTACATAATCATTTCCTTCATCTCCATAGTTACGCTTACCGCCGAAAGACATACCAAGTGACTTAGCTGTCATGAGCCTTCTTACCCAGCCAGCCTGATCCATTGGATTCCATTCCTCAATGGTTCCATCTACAGATATACTTAAGCTCTCTGCATCTTTTACGATCTTAGTTTCTACTGTTTCTGGCGTGTCCGAATCCTTTCTTCCAGTTATACATACTCCAAACTGAATTTTATGTACCGGATTAACCCCTGTTAATGGTGTAGCTTCCGCGTTATACCCAGCTATCTTTGTATTCTGTGACATACTTCTACCTACCTTTCATAACAAAATTTAAGTTCTATGACCATTTCAAATATTCCTTTATCATCTGTATCAACCTCAATCGGTGCTGATACTAACATTTCTGTAAAAAGAATATTTGTGTCATTAATGTTTACATGTTTCATATCTCTGAGCTTGTCGTAAAGCTCCTGTGAGACTTTTTCAGTCTCCCTGACACTTTTATTCCAATGAATCAGTATACTTATGGATTTGACAGCATAAGAGCTGTTCTGTATACCTCCAACAGCCATCTGAACATTATCTCCCCTGTTAAGATGGTATACACCTATGCTCTTATCTTTCTTATCATCAAGCTTTCCACAATATACATGGTCATCAGCCGCTATTCCAAGACCTGCTATAAGGTCTCTCACATCACCTATTCCTAACATCCTAACATCACAACCCCGCATTCTTTTTATAAAACTTTCCAAATGCTTTAGGTGCAAGATTCTGCTTCTTACCACCTTTCATATAGTCATCAAGCCATCTGCCTTTAGCATTTGCATTACCCTCATGCTTCTTTCCTTTATCATCAGTCCACGGTGTCTGATGGAAGTTGTATTCCGGATGGTAATACAGCCGTCTGGCGTATGGTGTGCTAGACACAAGATATGCTTTTCCCTGACCTATATCAGATAAATCAACAAATGTGCTTTCATTCTGTAATGCACCTGTATCCCTCGGTATAACCTGGCTCTGAACGACATCTGTATGTATTGCTTCTGCTGTCTGTGCAACTGACACTTTTGCTGCTGCCGTAAGCTTCCTTACCATAGGCATATTAAGCTTCACTGTAGATTTCACATTCCTAGCCATTACATCACATCCAATCTTACATAATTAACCGTACCATCCGGATTACGGCACTTCGTACCCTTGTATATATGCCTTGTTACACCGAACACCGTTATATCACCTTCGGTAATTACCGGAAGCTCTGGTGCAATATCTCCTGGTATCAAAGCACATCCTTCAAGTTGTATAAGAACCTTTTCTGCTGTTAATACTGTCTTACCGCTGTCCTGATAGTTACATAAGCCATCCCAAATAATGGGTTCAAGAGGTTCTCCATAGACATTCCTGCCTTCTTGTTCTATCTCAAGGTGTATTTCTGTCTTACACATGCTCTTTAGTATTAAACATGGGTACTTCATACTCACACCCCCAGACTCAAACAACACAAACCTGTCTGACAAAGTATCTGGTATGTATCGCGTTTTACAGCAATTCCATTCTGTACAAGAACATTCCAACTGCTGCCAAACTGCATAGATACTCCATTTAAAGAATAGTTCTGTAAGACACAATTAATCATGTCCTCATTCTCATATTCAAAATCAGCCATCTCACAACATACATCTATGATTATTGCCTGCTGGAACTCTGTCAGACCTTCAAAACCTCTCGCGACTATACGATTAAAAGTAAGCGAGTCGATATGTCGGCTCGCCTGTTTTAATCTTCGTACTATCTGCTCATCCGGGATAAGTCTATGTTCACTAAGGTACTGCTCTTTACTTGCATATACCATAAGACCACCGCCTATTCTGTCCTATCTTCCTTTGGTTCATCTGCTGTTACTTTCTCTTCCTTGGGCTTGTCTTCCTTTGCCTTACCTGTTTTCTTTGACCTAATAACCTTTGGTTCAAAGGTCAATCCAATTACTGTATCTGCCATAATGATTCCTCCTTAATTATCCTTATGTGATACATATATCCCAGCGGTCTTATTCTCATATACATGGCCATAAAGATTATTATTACGATACTTGAATACATGACTATCGCCATCCTGGTCCTGATCTGGACTAAAGTACTTAATATACTGATCCATAGCTGTTACAGCTGCAGACTTCTCTACACATAAGAAGTTAACATTCTTAGCCGGCTTAGTTGTCATCTCGTAATTTTCAACCTGTGTTCCACTTGGACTACTAACAGCCTTATAATTGCCCTCACTTTCTTTTGTGTAATAAGTCTTACCCGGCTGTGGTAATGTATCCTTTGATAATGTATAAGCTGCCTTAGTCTTTTCATATCCATATGAATTCTTACCATCATGAAGGGTTATTGATGTGTACATACGTGACTGTGGAACTGATATGATCTGAGAAAATCTCTTAAGTACTTCTCTTGATTTAGTTGTATCCATATCGTCCGCAAGAGAAGCTAATGTAGGTGTGATGAATAAAATACGTGATTCCATAGGAACTTCATCCTCATCCATCTTATTAGCACAAGCTCTTAACGCTGTTATTAATTCAGCTCCTGTTTCAATATTCTCTTCCTTTACTGTTATATCCTTAGTTCCACAGATTTTAGCAATACGCGCGGCATCTGTTTCCGGAATAACCTTTGTTCTTAAGAATTCACTTGATAACTTGGCAAATGGCTGTGCAAGTGTTTCATCATTATCAAGACGGTCAATTCTTAAATCCTGTGAACGTTCCTTATCGTACTTAACTGTTTCCCATGTAAGTGAAGTTGAACCCTTTGTATAACCTGACTTTCTATCAAAATCACCAAGTGCATCCATATCAAGCTTCGCAATCTTGATTTCACCGTTATTGCCTTTTCTTACTGTTGTTTCATCACCATCTAATACTGAGGTCTTTGCACCTTCCTTATACACCTCATCAAGTATTGGAAGGTATATTGTAGATAATTCGATATTATTCATATAATCCTATTCCTTTCTTTACTGCTTTGGCTTTAATCCGAATAACTTTCTTATCGCATCATCATTACCCGGATTGTCATTTCCATTGTTACCAGGAGCACCAATCTGGAAGCCAGCATTGTTCTCCATACTTGGCTTAAGTGCTGGTACATCTTTAAGTACCTGCTCAAGTGAAGCTTTGATATTATCTTCAGACACCTTTCCATCCACACTCTTTACCTTGCTGAAATCAGCCATCTTAAGCACATAGGGAAGTGTCTTAGCTTCTATACCAAGTGTCATTGCTACCTTTGTAGCTGCAAGCTCAATCTGAGCCTGTTCAGCAACCTTCTGTGCAGCTGCCACTTCATTCTGAAGATTAGCATTAGCGTTCTGCTGCTGTTCTGTCTGCTGCTGCTTATTCTGCTTAAATGTTGCAATAGCCTGACTTATCTCATCTTCTGATAATCCCTGCTGCTGAAAATAGCTTTTAAGCACAGCATTCTCTTTCTTGGCCGTTGCATTATCCAGCATTGCCTGTATCTTGTCATAATCAACACCAGCTGTCTGCTGATTATTCTGACCACTCTGCTGTCCTGCCTGTCCATTATTGTTACTTCCAGCGTTCTGGTCGCCGTTACCATCTCCGCCCTCTGCGAAGAACTGTAAATTCATAGGTAATGTCTTTCTCATCACTCTATCTCCTTTCTTCCGTTTACCGCCCGTCGGCATTTCCCATTTCCCTAAAGTTTAGTGCCATTAAGTTTTGGGCATAAAAAAAATAGGCACACACAGCTTATTTGCCATGTGTGCTTAATAACTAATATTAAATTGTGTTGCACTGGTGCAACTTTGGACTATTCTACTATAATCCAATCTTCAGCGAGACAATCATTAATACTTGGAACCCACATTGAATGTGAACCATCCACATTTTTTATCTGAAAATATGGGTTACATATAAACAAATCGCCTTCGTTTAACCCCCATGCTTCCGCTGTTTGCTTATTGCAGGGGATTCCATTCGGATATGCTTTCTGATATACAACAAACATTCCTTTTCCGTTCCAACCTCTTCTTGCTACCTTATTACCTTTTTTCATGGCCTCAATAGCAATTCCAAATGTCATATTGTCACATTTTCTATACGCTTCATTAAATTGTTTCTTAGGACACCAACTTTCATATCCATCAGAATATCTTATATGATAGCCTTCATCTTCTGGATTCTCGTCACTTGGTATCTTCCACCCTCTGTATTCATTGTATTCGCCCCTGCTCATTGGCTCTGCTGCCACCACTTTTACTCCAATATAATCCTTCATTTCTAAATCCTCACTTTCTTAAAATTGGGTATAAAAATACCACCAATCTCTCGACTGGTGGCTGTTAATCCCATATTATTTCTGGTCTTGGCATTTTCTTTGGCACTACTGTTCCATATTTCTCAATTGTATAATCAAAATCATCTTCTATGCATTTCAACAATAATTCAGCATATTCTTCCTGATTGAAATCCAGATTAGGCGGAAAGTTAGGACAATAATCAAAATGCATAACAAATTGTAAATGTGCCTTTTTCAATTTCTTTATCATTTTGCTGCCTCCTTCAATTTCTTTTCAAAATATTCTAATGATTGTGGAAAATATTTTTTCATTTCATCATATCGAACTTTATCAAATTGTGCTTCAAACATATGAGCAAATGCTTCTGATGTAATATTTTCAAGATTATCCCAATAATCATACATATGTCCAGCACAACCTCTAATATTTCCACTTGTTAATCCATCCAATAAATCTGATACAGCCGAGTGCTTACGCATATCCTGCAAATCACCACTAATCGCTTTATCTACTTTATCATATGTTCTTAAATTATGCTCTTTTCCATATCTTATCCTATATTGGTAAACATCTTCATTAAGTAATGCCTTAAATTGTTTATCATTTGATACTGTTCCAAGTGCATCATCTATCAAATGCCCATGTTCATGAAACCATGTTGCACCAGTACCTCGTAAGTTATCTAAATCAGCTCTATAGTGCATGGATATTTTTTTAGTTTTCGTATTATAATGTGCAGTACCTTCAAACAACGATGTTTCTATTGTATCTCCACTTGCATACTTAGCAAATAAGTGTTTTGCATCTTTATTTCCATGAGAAAACTTTTCTTTAAGAATATTATAATATTCTTTATCTATATTTGTATCATTTCTTAACTTATTTTTAAATATACTTAGGTCTGATTCCATTATATCATTCTTCTGGCTATTTGCAACTACATTCTCCCACTGTTCCTTTCTTACCCCATACATCTTCTTATTATCCGGATCCAGTGAGTACTTCGACAATCTGTTGAACTGCTCAACCATCCTACCTGCATATTGCCGCTTCTGGTCCTGCTTGTAATCTTCCTTAACTTGCTCAAGTTCTTCCTTGGTAAACTTACTGTCTGGCTCATCTTCAAGTTCATGAAAGTATGTTGTATGTACATCTTTGCAGTTAGGATGGTAAAGCCCTGCTGCCATAGCAGAAGACATAAGTGGATAAGGACCATCAGATGACTTACCTCCACTCCACACATCATCTATGAGAATCTTTCCAACAAACGGAAGACATTTAGGACAGGCATTAGCACGCTTATTCATGATAACTGTACTAATTCCCCATGATTGTCTCATTTCGCCTTCTCCGGTCAGATATGCACGCTTGTTAGCTGTCTGAATTGCCATCTTGGCATAGTCTTTCATGGTATGCCTTGCGCCATTTGCATATTCAATACAGTTGATACCGGCTTTAAGGAAATCCTTTGTAGCCATATCTACAGCCTTCTCATATGTTCCTGCGCCCGTATTCGCATAGACCTGAGCGTTAAATATTATCTGTCGGTATTTATCCTCCGACATTCTAAGCATTGCTTTTTCTGCCCTGCTAAAATCTGACTTCGTTGCTTTAATCAGGGCATTAAGTTTTCTTGTATTGAGTCTGAAAAAAGCACCCTCAGCGCCTTGCGACACCTTAGATGCTTTCAACCCTTTCTTTAATGCTCTTAATATTTTCTGCTCCTGTTCTGTTCCGCCTTCCTGTCTGGCTGCAAATATCATTGCATCTATAGAATCATTGATATCACTGAACTTCGACAAAAACATTTTCTTGTTCTGCGCTTTATATTTCTCAAGCGCCTTAAGCTGTTCTACCTGCCACTGCGTCCAATTATATCCTTCTTCTATTTCTTCTGCCCTATGTCCTTCGAGATTTCTCATCATTGAAGCTATCAGCTCATCTTCTATGGCACGGAAGGCTTCCTCTATGTCATATTCTGTATTAAGTGCCATAAGCTACCTCACTTGTTACCATAACCTGTGAAACTGTTATCAGCACCATTAACTGAGAAGCCATCTGCCTGCATATTAAGGGCTGGCTCTTCCATATCGGATATCCCCTGTTCTGCTTTAAGCCTTGATATCTCTTCCTGCTTCCATTCATCATCCTTGGTATCTCCATACAGCTCATCAATGGACGCTTCTACACTCATAATGCCTCCCTGCTTGGCTTTGCTCACTGTCTCAACCTGGCTCTCAAAGCTAGGATTCGCATATTCACCAAATGTCACATCAACATCAATGTCCTGTGTTGTTGAATTATTAAGTGTATCTATCGCCTGCAATGTCATTTTTACAAGCTTCGGAAGAACCTTCTGGAGCTGATTTACAATATTGTTTCTACTGTACAGCGTTGCTTTTTCCTTCTCCCTTTGTGCTTCTGCATTATCAAGCTTCTTTACATCTATTCCCAATGTAGAAGGGCTCATGATTCCCTGTAAGCAAAGGTCCAATGCCGTGATATATGTAGCAAGATACCCTTCATGTGGTATTTCACTCTGTTCTCTTTCAATCTTATAATTTGCACCTTCTGCCATAGGAGACGAATACTGTATATAAGCGTTATCAAATGAATTTGGCAGCATAACAGCTCCATCACTTGGATTTCGAGGAAGTAAATTCTCGGGTATATATTCCTTTGTACGGTTATGTCTTAAGGCATCCATCCACTGGCTCCATGCTTCATCCAGTGCATCAAATTCATCTATCTTACTGTCATAGATACTTTTACCTCTACCTTTAAACTTCGCTGATTTATAGAACATGATCGGTATGGCCATCATAAAACTTCTATCTTCCCATGTTACAGGTCTTAAACCTGCAAGCTCCGGCACATTGCTAATATCACATTCTTTGTTATCTCTTGTGAGCATATATGTGATATAGCCTTTGCCATACGTTTCAAGTAGGATGTATTCCTGATTCTTAACTGTATATATTGTCTTAAAAACAACCTCTTTCACTCTGCCGCGTTCTCTTATTATCTCTACCCTGTCGCCTGGATAAAACTCTATAATCGGATACTGGCTTAGATTCGTATCTATGGATAGTTTAAATGCGCCATCTCCAACAATAAGAGTGTCTGTTATTGCCTGCTTTACAAGTTCTGCAAAATCGTTTTCTTCTGCTATCTTATCCCAGTCTGACTGCCTGCTGCCAACATCTATCTCGTTCATATCTGCAACAACAATACTCGCAAGCATATCAACCAGCATTGCCGGTAATCCTACATGTATCTTTCTTATCGCTAATCCAGGAGAGCATTTTGCAGCCCAGAATCTTGTCTTATCTCCATCAATCTGATCATACAGCTGTGACAGCTCTTCACTTACACCTCTGTACCATATCTTATTCTTAATGGCATTACCTTCAAAGTCGAAGATTTCCTGTATATTAATTATTCCTCTCTGTGCCGGCTGCACACGCAACCATGTCCTTATTCCATCTCTTATCTTATCAGCCATAGTATTAAATATGCTCACCTCTCTCACTCTCCTATCTGTTCTCTACTCCAACTTTGTCCCTGTATGGTATCCAACCATATTGCGTACTGTTTACCATGTGGTCATTTCCATCTTCCGGCTCACAGTCTTTATCTTCCAGCCAACTGTATACCTGCAGTTCCCCTGTGTAGTTCGTGCATGTATCTACAACATAATAACTTGGCTCTTTGCCCTTTTCGTCGTTAAAGGACATCCAGCCAAGCTGCAGGTTTATTCTGTCTATTATTGTTACTTTCTTATATGCATTATTGAATATATATAGGCATTCGTGATGCTCTCTCTTATACTTGGCAAATTCTGTTATTGTTGCCTGATCAGCATTATCAATAAAGGTGTTCTTTGCCATGCCGCCCCATTCTTTTCTGTTGCGTTCCAGGAAGTCTATGTAATTCCTTACTGTATCAGACGGTGCTATGGGGATATCAAGAGCTGCATTGTTATATACCCTTTCTGCCAGTATAATTAGCTTTCCTTTGTTTGTTATTCCCATATAGGACATTGCAATAGTATCAGGACTCTTAGTTGAATATGCCGTATCAAGACCGCTTGTATATATTACAAACCATTCTGTCTGCTTGTCGTCATATTCTCGCTTAATAAATGCCTTAGCCTGTTCCTTAGTAATAACATGCCGCCTGCAGAAATTAGAAAAGACAAGACCTGTAGCCTTGCCTCTTAATCCTAATATCTTGTTTTTATATATCTTAGTACCTGGAGGATAGCTCATTTTCTTCTGTTCTATCTTCTCAGGTGTCATAGATACGTTATCTTCAAATGTGAAGAACCAGTATACCCAGCCTTTAATAGGCTCACAGCCATTAAGGTCCTTCCATATCTCTTCCGGCACATCTGCCTTGTACTTATCAATCGGTCTTGCGTGATTAATATATTCGCTGTATATGGGTAATGTAGGTGCATCTGGATTAAGAGTGCCAACAAAATATTCACTTCGTCCGAATATCTCTCGTATGAAGTCTATATTAGCTGTGTTGCACTCATCTACCCATACACAACCAAACTGGCTTCCAAGTGCATTCTTCCACTTACTGGCATTATCGTAGCCGAGAATATATATTATCTTGGTACTGCTGCCAGTTTTGAATTTAATATGTGGAAGTTTATTCTCTTTATCACCGTTTCCACAGTATTCCAAATTAGGGAATATCTGAAGCAATCCCATATCTGCATTGATGATATTCTTCTCGATAACACCTGTCGTATTACCGGCTATAACATGTAGCTTCATATCTGATTCTGCTACATTCATGATAAACTTCACAGCAACCGTTGTTGTCTTACCTGATGCAGTAGAACCTTCAAGGAATTCTGCTCTTGCCGGTGTATCTATGTAGTCCCAATACTTATCACTTAGAAGCATCAGGCTCACCCCTTGCCTTACGCTGAGCAAGAAGCTCTGCAAGCTCGTTTTTTACAGAATCATTAATATTAGCTTCTATCTTGTCTGTAAACATACCAAGATGCTTGCCAAGAAGCTCCAACGCCCTTACCTTATCACATGGCTTGACCTCCAATCCATCTCGTCCTTTCTTAATAACAGCTAAGGCACGCTTCTGTTCTTCTGTAAGCTCTTCTGTCAATACTGGCTCTACAGTCCTGTATGTAGCAGGTTTGCCGTCCTCATTCAGTATATCTACAAGTATACCGCCTACTTCGGCTTTCATTTTCTTTTCAACTACATGTGCATAATCTGCTGTATTAGAAAAAGCTATCAGTGCCAATTCTCTAATTACTCGCTCCTGAGTAATCTCTGTCTTGCGTGATAGTTCTTTTTGTCGCTCTCCTATGTACTGTGAAATTGTAGTATTTTGTAGTAATTTTGATGCATTTGTATTTGCATACTTTTCTGTGTACCCCGCCCTAATAGCCGCTTGTGTAGCATTAAGATCTATAAGGTATTCATCACAGAATTTCCGTTGTTTGTCTGTTAATCCCACACAATCAGCTCCTTTCTTGACATGCAAAAAAGGCACCAGCCTTAAGCCAGTGCCTTACCGGGGGTATTAATATTTAATAATGGAGAAATCATGCTGTCCATCAAGTCCAGTTTAGATATTAACACAGACAAAACGAACAGAGCGAACAAACTTTAAATTTTTGATAAGAATCTTTCTACTGCCATTCTACAACTATCTGCTGTGTGGTGTTTTCCCATCTTTCTTGCTACCTGCACCCAGGATAAGCCTTCTATGTATCTTAATGTTATAAGCCGCCTCATTCTACTGTTATCAATTTCATTTATGCATTGCTCTATTAGATTAATCTGTGTATCTATCTTTTCTTTAACATCCATCTGCTGCCGCTGTCGCACTAAAAGAAGTGTTCTCTTCCGTGAATATGCCGGATAAGGGAAGCCTTCTACAACAAAATGTTGCTTACCCCCATTTCCACCTGTAACACTATCCTTTTCCGTATATCCTTCAGCTTCCATTTTATCCAGTTCTCTTTGTATCTTATCAATCGCAGCCTGTATTTCCTGTTTCTCCTTGACCAAATCATTGTACTGCTTAAGAAGGTCTTTTATATTGTTATTTTTCAAGTTATTCATCACCTCCCCTCTTCTCATCTGCTGTCTGTGAATATCTAATCTCCGGCTCTCTAGTCAGCCTGCCACATAAAATTACTCTGTTCATTATTTTTCCTCACTCTCTTCTACATAATCATCCCAAGCTTCATTAAGCACCTTGGCTCCATCATCGTCATCCGTAACAATAATCGTGTACTCGCCTACCTTAGTCGAGATAAATCCTGCATTACTATCTTTAAGCATTTTAATTAATGTATCAATTAACCCACTCATCTTTATTCCTCACTTTCCGGCTTATCACATCGCTCAAATTCGATAACCCACACCCACGGATTTGCATTCCAACCATAGCGGTCAAAGTCAGATTTCTTGATGGTACTGTCCCAAAGATACGAAAACGCATCCTTTGCAGTTCTAGGCATATCCTGCCACCAAGTACCACCAAAAAACGATTTTCTATTTTTATTGTGATAATCAATCCACCAATCATCAGTTACAGCATACTTATAAAGATTTCCATCCTTAGAGTATCCTCTTATACCCTCTGCTTTCGCCTGTGCTTCCGTTATCTCCCGCAACCGTTCCACTCTCACATCCGTAACTTTAAGCCAGATACGTGCAGCTTCTTTCGGCATGTGGATGGATGGGTGCCATCCAAAACCAGCAAAATTTAGGCTTTCTAACTTGTATTTGTCGCAATCAGCCTTGTACATTGTCAGTCCAGCATAATCCATCCATGTTTCTCGGACATACAGAATATCGCCCGGCTGATACGGTGGCTTTACATACTTAATAGAACCGCCGCACTCATCAATGCCAAATCCAAAGCATCCTACCTCTTTCTTTTCTGTGCTGTCTGTAACAAAACCGAGCGGAAATGTATGCTTTCCGTCTGGCTGAGGCTTTACTAACCGCCGAGTACAACTCTTTCTCCCTTCCAGAATTGCTCTCACCATCTCGGTATGGAATAAAATAGGTTTAATTGCCATCTACTCCACCACCTTTCGTAATCTCGATTGCTTTATCAATAAAATAATTTGGGTCATAATCTTGCAATGGGTCTTCACATTCTTTTCTAAGTTCTTCCAACTGCTCCACAACCTTGTCTACATCATAAGCTGTCGGTTGCCTTCGTATTAATTCACACCACAAATCTACAAGTGAATCTGTACAATTTTTTCTTGTAAACTCTTCAAATACATCTGCGTCAATCAATCTCATTCTTCATCACTCCAATCTAATTTTTGACCGCAATTCCAACAAAACATTGTATTCTGCCGTTCGTTCATGTATTTTTCTAAACATACATTTCCGCAAGTAGGGCATACATAAGCATATACTCTTTTTAATACGCCTCTGTACGAATCGGTTTTTCTCGGCTTCCTTGGTATCTGTTTTTTAAGTGCCTGTACTGCCATATCACAAGCCTTTATAAAACTCTCAGCATAATAAAATTCTAGTATTTCTTCTGAACCTTTTAATTCCTTTATCCACTCTAATGCTTCACTCTCTTTCATATTATTTCTCACTTTCTAACAACTTTGCATTGTCAATAATGTTGCCGATAACAGAACATTCATCTAAAACCTCATAACTTTCGGCTGATAGTTTGTTTGTCACTTGAAAAGAAATTGTTCCCTCCTGATAAACATCTCTCCATCACACCAGAAGTAATCTTCCGCTGGCATGTAGTTCTCTATAACTGTCTTATTGTTACATGTATATGTTCCGTCTGCTGCCACACTCTTAGAACATTGCTCACAGCAGGTATACTCACATAGGTGTTTATGTCGTCTTCTGCTCATCCGGACACCTCTCTATCTCCACTGCAATACCGTCTTTCTTTGTTATTTTCCACATAATCGTCTCCTTCTACTTTCTCAAAATAAAACTTCACATTATCCGACATATGCTTTACTATACCAAACCGCTTCGCCACTTGATAAGGTATGCTGTCACGCATAAGCCTTTTATGTATTTCTGAAAGATACTTTCGAAATCCCTCGACATCTAAAGTGGCTTTATAGTGGTTGCAGCTCCTACAAGCTGGCATGTAATTTGAAATGTCGTCTGCTCCACCTATCCTAAGCGGTGTTGCATGGTCTACCTGCATATCTTTGTAAGCTATTTCTGTACCACAATAAGCACAATGTCCGTTATACATGAGATATACAGATTGTCTCACTTTTTTAGATATTGCTTTTCTTTTATTCATTCTTACCTCTCAATTCTTTCAGTTTTGCTTCGGCTTCGGATTTTGTCAGAAACCAAGTTTCATTAAAGAACCTATCTGTTAAAATATGTTCTGTTCCATACTTAACATCCTGATCACACTCTAAGTACCAGCCGCGCCTTGTCAGTACGAAATTCTCTACTTTCTGATGATAGACTTTGTTATTTTCACTATGCCTATTTAATATGTTCAGCTTGTAATTGACCTGACTAGGAACAAAATAAACATCATCTCTGATTTTACAAGGTAACTTGACAAGTCTGCCCTGTTCCTCTAAGTCCTCATATTCTTTCAGTTTTTCTCTTAAATCAGCTATCGCCCATAAATTACGATAAAACAATGCCAGAAGTCCTACTGTACTATCTATTTCTACTGAAAGCATAGAACCCATATATTCCTCAAATTCTTCATCTGATAAATCAGTTAAATCTACATTGCAAATATCTTTCATAAGACTTCTTGCAAGCTGCCTACTGTCAATGTCTAAATTGTAATCTCTGTATCTTGCATTACGCTTATTATCTATATAGCAACTATTATGTGCCAGTTCAATCATAGACATATCAGATGTATTTTTATTACTTGTAAGTCTTTTCATTTGCCTTCCTCCTTCTGCTGCCATCTCTATTGTATTTATCCGCCGACTTATAGAACGGACACGGCTTGTCCTCCTTGGCACAATATAACTCAATAAGCCCCTTACAATCTTTCTGCTCCAGATTAATCATAATACAATCTCTATTGACCATCATTACTACCTCCCTCAAAAAGTCCCTTTAATATTGCATTAGCCAATTTATCCAACTTTTCATCTATTTTTCTATCAAGTTTTTTTGATACCTCTTCCTGCTCTTCATCTGTTAAAAGTGCCAGTTCACAGGTTTTCTTAATTCTTTCTTCAGCAAATGCCTTATCAATACCTGTATTAAGCATTGCTCTATATACAGTCTGTATTGCTGTTCCTAATTCTCCAACAAGTATTACTGGTGTTCCTTTTATTTCAATTCTATTTTTATCACATTTAATCATAATCATTCTCCATATTCTGTATTTATGCGGTCTACAGAGCTTTTAAGTGCTCTAATTCTTCCGCCAATGTAACCGCGTTTATTCGTGCTGCTTCTATCCGCATATTATCCGGTGTTGTATCAGATGCGCTGTAATCCTCGATAAACAGAGTAATCTTGCGATGTGCATCACATATTGCTTCCCAGCAATTCATATAGTTTCCAAGTGCGTCTACTTCGTCCTCACATTCTGTATTTATCGCATTTGCTGGCATTTCTGGCTCTGTTTTTTCTTTCTCTGCAGAAACTTTTTCAAAATATGGCGGTTTTTCCTGCTGCTTATCCACAAATGTATCTGTTTCCTGCACATTTCCTGTGGAATCTGCCTTATTATTGCCGTTTTCCGGTAAATACTCCGGATGATTAAGCACGCTGTCCTGCCCTGGTATCTGCTCCTCTTCCGCATTCTCTTCTACCGGCTGTGGCTTAGGTTTCTCAATCTTGGCTTTCTGCACCTTCTTTTCTTTCCTCTGCACTGGCTTTTCCTGTTGCACCGGTGCAATTTCTGCTTTTTTCGGATATTCCTCTTGATAGATGCTCGTCCACGCCTTAGCCGGATCTTCTGTATCCACTGCCATGTTAAATATATTTATCACAGCTTCCGCAATGTCCTCTATGTTCCACTCTGTCTTATCCATGCTTCGCACATTGGTTATCGTTATTCTTCCAGAGTCTGCCTTGATACTTAGCATAAGGCGGCCAACGCCCTGCAGGCGCACTGAATATATCATTTCTCCTGTAGGAGCTAATATATCTATCAGCTCCCCTGTCTCATATGATGATGTATGTATCTTCATAAACAGCTCCGGATTGTCATGAAACAGCTGATGAAGAACCTGTTCAAGCTCATTAAGTTCTTTCACTCTTTCATCTTTACCCTCGATCAAAACCTCTATGTCAGATATCTTCTTTTCCTCATCGATTTCCTTCTTAATGTCCTCTATTTCAGATTTAGAATAATCCGGGGATATTTCCTCTATGATTTCATCTGGCATATTAAGCATTAAAGCAAGTTTGGCATATCCAAATCCTTTATACTTATCCTCCAGGGTAGAATCATCTTCTTTACTTCCAAATCTCTCATTTATAGCAATAAATCTGGATACCTGTGTCTTATCCAAACCATATCTTGTTTTAGCATAATCAATTACATTGGCATACGGTGTATCCTTAAGAATATCTGTATCTCTGGCCACTTTTAAAAGATAGCCTATTCTTATAAAGCTTTCCGCACTCTTACTAAATTCTGTATCCAATGCCTGCTGCCACTCATCAAATGTTCCTGTAGGTATTATCTCTATCATATTTTGCTTCTCCTTCTGTTAAATTGCCTGCATAAAATCCGCTTCCAGAACATCCGCAAGTAACTGTCCAGCCAACTTACCACGCCATACCTTCTTCTGTTCCTCTCTCAGCTTCTTATACTCTTCCTTACGCTTTTTATCTGCTTTTATTCCCTGCTTTATTTCTTCCGCATTCATAACCTGCTTAAAATGCTCCATAAATTCATATAGAAATGGTATTGCTGGCTCAAGGTCTGGGTTCTGATTGTCTCCAGTTGTTCTTTTCTGCCTTATGTTTCCGGAAGCCTCTACTTCAAGTGTGTACCAAGGCATATCTTTCTGGTTAGTCTTCCTCAAAAAAAACGGATATGCTTCTCTCTGCTGGATCCTGTCGTAGTAAAAATCTGCATGGTCCATACAATGATTTAATGCTATCCCTTCTCGAACCATATCCTCTATACATACAGGTGCTACAACCGAATATTCGTTATTGCTGTATTCATACTTCTTTAAATCTGGCAGAATCTTATTGCACAATGGCCATTCTTTTTCTAACTTTTCCGTCTGATCCTTTATAGATGTTCCACGAGAAAATAATATTGCATTCATATGTGCCTGTTCGAGATTCTTCGGCATAGAAATCTGCGTGCTGGCAATATTCCATTTATTTTGTTCTGCAAGGCAATAATAATCCCTGTATGTAATAAATGTCTGTTTAAAGGTCTCTCCGCTTAATATCTGCTGCCGTCTTATGTAGTTGTATACTTTCAGATATTTTATTGGCTTAGGTAGAAAATTAAGTTCACTTATTTTTATTTCGTTTTGCCCGAATTCAGATATCATGCTATCTGGCCATATTGTATTTACCATCTTTTCATATTGCATCCACCTCAGTGTCATAATTGTAGGTGTCATCTCTTTTAATCTTTTTAAGCGCGCGTTATCGATTTTAAGCATCTTGGCTAATTCTGTTTCATTTTGATTCAGAAGTTTTTTATCATAACAACTTTTAATCATTTCACTAGCTAAACCTTGAAGATTAATTTTCATAAGCTTTTCTACAACAGGGTTTCCTTTTTCAATATATAAATATCTCGCTGGATTGCATGGAAGATTTGTCCACAAGTCAATCGCACTGTTTCTTAATACTGTCTTCTTTAAAGAACTTAGATTTCTGGTGTAAAGTTTATTCTTTTTCCTGTAGTACTCATATGGCAATGCACTTTCCTGCTTGCAAAATCGCATATATTTATTCTTATACGCTGTGTATACATATGTTGCAATTCTGCCATCAGCATACATGAAGGTTCTCTGACATTCACGAAAGCTCCAATCCGGCTTGTTATATGTAGCATTCCTGTATGCCGAACTGACTTCGTATTCCCTAATAATCACACCATTCTTAATTTTCTGAATGCAGTATGTATTTACTGTCCGTGTATATAAACCTTTTATCTTACTCCTGAGCTTAAATATAATTTTCTTATGACAGCAGGGACACTTGCCTTCTTGATTTCTTTTTGGTTTTATAAGTGGAACTTCCTTTTCGCAATAAGAACAGTATCCGGTAGAACTATGAATACTTTCATAAAAAATAAAATTTTCTTCCATTGCATCATGCTTGGACCATCTTTCAAATCCAGGCAAAATAGACGGAGTAAGTGCCAACTCTTCATCCCACGGCTCTTGTTCTTTCTTCTCAATTCTTTTAATATCACGTAAATTGCAGCGGTGCTGATATTCTATTAATCCTTCAATCCCGTTTCTATTGGTATTTAAAAATTGTTTTATTTCATCTTTACCGCTATAGCTTTGCCAGATTGTTTTCTTTCTAATTTTAACATCCGGTTTGTAGTCGAAGAATCTTATTGTATTAATTCTATTTAAGTTACATACCTGTGTTTTTGTCCATCTTATCTCTCTTCCATCTGAAGAATCTCTTTCTCTTGTAATGTATTCATCTCCAGCAGGATTGCAGTAGATTTCATAAGTTGGATACTTAAAGCCTTTTGCAACATCCCTAGGAAAAAACATTGCTATCATCAGAATTTTCCCTCGACTCTGACATCTAATCATTAAGTCGTATTTCGTGCTGTATGTATATGTACGCCAGCTATATTTATATATAATCGGATTATCAAGTTTATTTTCTTGTGCAATCCTTTTCATTGCTGGTGTCGCATATATCCGTTTTAGTGTTCTTAATTCTTTTCTTCGCATATGGCAACACCCCGCAATCCATAATATTTATTTGCCTTTATAATTGTGCCGTCTACATATAATGCCTGAATATGTTCAATTTCCCGACTGTGTTTTTTCTCTTCTATCAGAAATATATAAGAACCTTTAACGCCCTTGCCTTTCGGTTTTTTACCTCTTACTATAATAAAATCTCCTCTTGTATTTACTATCCCTGCATTGTCATTAAGATGTGTTGCTTTTTCTTCTCTATCTGGATGCTTTCTAATATACTCACATGCCATAACTGCAAGCTGTATTCTGCTTATTTCTTTCAGAAGTGTAATTTCCGTACAGGACATTCTTGTGCCACTTCCGTCCTGATTAATTTCTCCACCAGCTTCTACAATAAAAAATCTAGAATTCATTCCGCTGTAATAACCTAATGCGCATAATGGGTTTTCAGCACAATGAAAACCGTTATGTGCACATTTAGCCTCATTTTCTTTATATGTTTTTCCTGGTTCATATTGCATAATGCCTTTCCCAAGAGTGGCGCATAAGTCTGAATCAAATGCTTTAATTGCTCTCATATATACCTCCTATTTCAGATAATATTCATTGCACATTTTCTTAATCTCAGTTCTGTTAGGAATACCAAGATAAACCGGTCCTCTCATGTTTTCTTTACCGTCTTTTACCTTTGTAATTTCAATTATTTTATTGCTTATAAGTTCTTTAGTATCAAACGCTCTTGCCAACACCTTACTCATAAATACTTTAAGACTCTTGTCTTTACGTCTGACTGCTGCCCTTACTTTTTCATCATTAGTGCACACATCAATTACTATGTCATACCAATCTTCTAAGACGCCTTTAATTTCAAGATCTGTTTTTTCAATTTTTAATTTTCCCAGTGCCGCCATAAGCGGATTGCACAGTTCTGTCACATCTCCTGCTATATAATCCTCGGCATCAGCCGAATCAAGGCCATTCTCTCTTGCTATATCTCTTACAGCCTGTGTGTCTCCCTGCGCAAGCTGTGCGGCTGCTGCCTTGTTAATCTCTTCTGCACTATCAAACTCTCCAAACACTTCAAACATATTGTGTCCTCCTACAAATAATTTTTCATGAATAACTGCATCCACTCACTATGACTGAATACCTGTTCAAATCTCGTTTGACCTGCTCTTATGAGCTTTAAGTCTGTTTCCCTGCATTTATGTACAGCTTCCTTGCCCGTTCTGTGATGTTCTGGACACAGCCACACCTTTAAACCGTAATGCTCTGATATCTTTCTGTTTGCCGTTCCATGCATTATGTGATGGCACTCAAGCCCACCAGATGGAAGCGGTCTGAAAATGTTATTCTGCGTCATTATCTGCCGGCATATATAACATTCTTTTATGTCCTGCATTATGCTTTCCATGTCTCTCCTTTCCCCGCCCTGCGCACAGGGCGGAACTGCTGCCAGATTTTGCTGTGTGATATATTCTTAACCGCGTATATGGATAAGTATGTAGATACTTTCGGAGTAAAATGTTACTCCCATTCTGATTTTATGCGGCTTTGCGCCATTATGAGTTATATATTGTCTACCTCTGGATGCTGGCATACATATAACTGTCTCTCCAGTTTTGCTATCTCTCCGCCAAGTATCGTAAGATTAGTAACCTTGATACTTGTTTCATCTGCCGTTTTACAAGACGGCATCATATACGCCGCTTTTCTTAGCCACTTAAGCCGTTCCAGCTCTTTTTTTATCTTTATCTCGTCCATTCCATCTCCATCTTCTTAAGCTCATATTCCATCCACTTTGTAAAATCATGCGACTCATCCGACCAGCTTATAACATGTCCGCGGCTCACATTCAGGTACTGCTGCCACAAATCCGCATTCTTTACCGGCTTACCTGTCTTTTTCTTCCAACCGTCCTTTTCCCACTGTTGTGGCCAAGCATTTCTACAACTGTTTAACACATGCTCACATTCTGTATTTATGCGTATTTCACAGTTTTCATGGAAACGCATAAGTGCATGTATTATTGCCTGCAAAGCCGCCTGATTCTCTGTTACATTCTCCAGCACGCCTTTGCCATTACGGACAAACTCCTTGCCGTTAATAACTATCTTTAAGACATACATGTACGCGGCATGCTTACGGATTGCTGGTCCTCTAGCTGTCGTTTGGATGTATATATCTACCTTTTGCATCTCTCTTTCTCCAATCCCGGAGTCTTGCCGTTATATAGAACATCCCATTAACTCCGTTGTAATATACCTGCGATTCCAGAAGAGAATATTCTGGATGCCAGGCTTGTATCTCTGCTTCCCTTGCAGCCTTATCTCTTACAAATGTGTCTATATATTTGCTTACAGGAACATACCGCCCATTTCCGCCCTTTCTCTTAGAACGAACCTTACGAACTCTGAATTGTCTAAGTCCTGTGGAGCAGTTCCACCGCTTCTCATTTTTCTGTCGGTGCTTGTCCTTTGTTATGTATTTAGCCATTCCTACAAGACCATAAGCATCTTCCTCAAGTCGCTTTGACTGGGAACGGTCTCCCAGCTTCCACAACTTCTCGCATACGTCTCTGTCAAGAAGCCCGTCCATAATCACATGATGATGCCAGCGTATCTTTGCGTCAGGATCATGTTCTGTAACATATATGTACTTGGCTTTAGGCAAGCCCAGCTTCTTGCGTCTGTAATTAATTCGCCGGATGTAATTAGTCATATTATTTACAGCCTCATCCCAGCATGCTGGCTCATTCCCTTCTGCATATGTAAGCGTCATCCATATATCATCATTTGTGAAATTCTCTATAATCAGTCTTCCACAATATTTAATGGCATTCTTATTGTTCAGGTTTCTTTGAGTTTCTTTATCCTTAATCCTTCCTTCTTCCGGAATGTCCTCTTTCCTGGTGAACTCTGGATATATTTCTATCTCAAGCTGATTACCTGCCCGGATCTCCTTACATGTGTAGACGCACCTGTATTTGGTCTTCAGCATGTACTCCATGAAGACCTCATTCATATCTTCTACAGATTTATCAATTGCCGCTTCATAGTCATAGGGAATGTACCTTGTACCTCTTCTTTTCATGTACACCCCTTTTTAAACAATCTTTGTTTCGTAGACTTGTTAATATTCATTACAAGCCCAAGAAAAAAGACCATTTTATTAATTTTTCTTGATGTACTTGAACATTTCTGATACAATAATATTGTTATATTTGCAGAGCATTTAATGTTCTAAGTACTGAGCCGCTGGTCCAAGCGGCTCTTTTTTATATTGTTGGAAGTCTGTAAGCTCCTTCCGGCACAAAGCTGAATATCTCCAACAATCTCAGCCTTGTGTACCATTTGGCAGCCAGCTCCGTGTTACCAATTCGAAGATTCTCATTAATTCTCTTGTTGTACGAAATTATCAAACCTACTCGTCGCATATTATTTTCCTTTCCTAAATTACAATATCCTTTGGTTCATTCGGATTCGTTAAATCCTTTCCCTCATTATCCCTGAAGAATCTTTCAAGCTCTGACTTTCTTATTCTTGTATGAGGGATTTTAAGCACCCTTATCTGATTTGCGTTGATAAGTGTATAAACATACTGTTTAGAAGCTCGCATGATTGTTGCCACTTCCTCCACTGTATACACCATATCCTCTGGCTCTCTCTTTATTGTTGCTATCTTCACAAGCTTGCTCCTTTCCTTAATCTATTTCCTCTTAGGTTCATGGCATAACATCAATATTGTCATGCAGATAATTGCTGTTATTGTTATTGCTGTATAATTCATCACTTCACCTCCTCGATAGATAATCACTTGTGTAAACGTTCTTTTACTCCTATACTCTAATTACAGGCTATTGCCGTAGCCGAGTAATTACGAAAGGAGTTTGCTATGGATTTCAATTTAGACAAAACTGATGTTACCAATCAGATATATCAGATGGCTCTTACATATGTCGCAACGCACGAAGATATGAAGAATATGTCACCTGCCGACTTCTGTAAAAAGGTACTTGATGCACAAAGAGAATTCTCAACTATCTGGGGAGATAATAGAGTTAAGTAAATGTATCTTTACTCTCTCTAACAAGTCCTGAGCTTCTCGGATTGTTAATCCTTCTAATGCTTCAACAATCTGAGAAGCTCTTTCAACATTTTCCCCAGCAAACAACCTGCCACCTATTCTTAATTCACCAGTTTCAATATCTCTCCACTGACTTAATCCAACGGCATTTCTGATTCTTTCTGTTCTTTTCTCTGTATCTTCTACCTGCTCTTTCACTCTCTCACCTCCTCGAATAGATAATCAAACTTCACATTAAAGGTCTTACATAAAATCTTTATTTCAAATGTTGTAAATTTCCCTGTTTTTTTCTTGTTTTCATAAGAAACTCTTGATATTCCTAATAATTTTGCCACATCTGAATTTGTATATCCTTTTCGTGCTTGTTCCGCTTCTAAGTTTCTAAACAATTTTGTTTCCTCCTTTCGTGTTTGCATAACGCAAACTTTGATTATAATATAATTGCTATCTGCAAACTTGTCAATAGTTTTCTTTGCATTTTGTAAACTTTTTATTGACATGTTTGCATTTCATTCATATAATCAAATCATACAAATGTTATTCAAGGCGGTGATTAATAATATGGGAGATATTTTTAACGAAAATTTAAAGTCAGCAAGAGAAAAGAAAGGTTTATCTCAAAAAGAAGTTGCTGAAGCTATTGGGGTCGCCAAATCTACATATTCTTTATATGAGAGTGGGAATAGAGAACCTAATGTTCAAACTATAAAGCGAATTGCTGATGTATTAAATGTTTCTGCCGATGTGCTTTTAGGATTAGAAGAACCTCATACTATAGCTGCTCATTTTGATGGAGATGGATTTACGCCAGAGGAATTAAATAAGATAGAAGAATTCGCTAATTTTGTTAAGTCAAAAAGAAAAAACTAAGGGGATGATTTATTGACTGATTATGAGAAATTATTATCCAATGCAAACGATAATAATGTTACAGTTTATGATGACTACAATTTGAAGGGAACTAGAATAAAAGGATTATATTGTGATGGCTCTGTTGCTATAAGTAATAGCTTAAGAACACAAAAAGAAAAAACCTGTGTACTTGCAGAGGAATTAGGACATTTCTACACCTCAACCGGAAATATCTTAGATATGTCTGACACTGGTAACAGAAAGCAAGAAGCTAGAGCCCGTCTGTGGGCATATAACAGACAAGTTGGTTTGCAAGGTATTATTAATTGTTATAAGGCCAATTGCAGAACTTTACATGATATGGCAGATTACTTAAATGTAACAGAAGAATTTCTAAGTGACGCTATTGAATGTTACCGTTCTAAATATGGCATATCCGTGCAAGTAGACAATTATGTTGTTGGATTTCAACCATCATTATATATTATGGAATTATTTGAATAGGAGAAAACATGGGATTATCTGATATATTAAACGCTAAAAAACTTCGTGAAGAAAACGAACAATTAAAGAAAATGATCACTCCAGAAATGCAGACTAGTTTTGATTTATCACAGCATATAGAATCACTAAAAGCTCAGGTTAATGATTTACAGGGACAATTTGATAATTTGAATAATCGCATTAACGATAAAGGACAGGAATACAATAATCTTCTTGACCTTATAGATGAAACAAAATCAAAATTGATTATTATGCAAGACGATGTACTTGTACAAGAGTTTGGTTTGTATACACCTATTTATGATTTCGCCACATCTGATGGCTATAAAGAAAAATTAACAGCCATCAGGGATAGACAGAAACAAATGATAAAAAATGGTACTGCTGCCACTGGTGCTATTAATTGGCAAGTTAATGGTAGCCTACAAAAAGGTTCTAAGATGGTAAGTGATACTCAAAAACTTTTGTTAAGAGCTTTTAATAGCGAATGTGATGAGGTAATAAATAACGTCAAATACAATAATTTTGATATGTCGCTTAAAAGAATTACAACCTCTCGCAACGCAATATCACGACTAGGAAAAATGATGCAGATTTCAATATCCAATGAGTACTATCAGGCTAAAGTAGATGAATTACATCTTGCTTTTGAATATCGTCAGAAAAAACAAACAGAAAAAGAGGAACAAAGAGAGGCTAGAGCTGCTCTTCGTGAAGCTGCCAAGCTACAAAAGGAAATAGAAGAACAACGAAAAGCTATTAATAAAGAGCGTAATCATTATCAAAACGCTTTGCTATCTGTTTTAAAACAAATTGAATCTTCTCCTACGCCTTCTGATGAGCTGATACAAAAGAAAAATGAGCTTGAATCACAACTTGGTGTTATTGATGTGAAAATAAAAGACTTAGATTATAGAGAAGCTAATCAGCGTGCTGGTTATGTTTATGTTATTTCTAATATTGGTGCATTTGGTGAGAATATTTACAAAATTGGTATGACCCGCCGTCTTAACCCTCAAGATAGAGTTGATGAATTAGGTGATGCGTCCGTTCCTTTCAATTTTGATGTGCATGCAATGATATTTTCTGATGATGCTCCTGCACTTGAGAATGCTCTACATAAAGCCTTTGAAAATCGTAAGGTTAATATGGTCAACCATAGAAGAGAATTTTTCAATGTTACATTGGATGAAATAAAAGATGTTATACGACAAAACTATGACAAGACTGTTGAATTTGTCGATATCCCAGATGCAGAACAATATAGAGAAAGTCTGAAAATGAGACAATAGTATATGGAGGTATTAATATGAGTGAAAAAGAACAGTTATTACAATTAATTGACAATATGCCTGATTATAAGATTGGGTATATATTAGCTTTTGTAAAGGGGCTTTTAGCTTGCTGATTTCTTTGAAAGCTTTGCACATGGATTATAAATTACAATATAACGCTATAAATTAAAATATATTGGTATACTTGACAAGACTTTTGGATATGATATAATGTCACTTGTAATTAGTGAATGACTGCTGGGCGGTCGCGGAAGAGTCTTGGGATTGTATTCCAAGGCTCTTTTTGCATATAAGGAGAAATATATGACTGATATACCTTTTTCATCAATTGATAAACAAATAGAAAAACTTGTATCTCAAAATTTAATTATAGAGGATACTGGTTATGCTAAATACATATTGGAGCTATTTGGTTACTCTAATCTTATCAAAAGTTACAGAGAACCTTATGTTATCAAAACAGACACCTCAATTCAATATCGTTCAGGTGTAACATTTGAACAAATTCATTCTCTATATATGTTAGATAAGAATCTGCGTAATTCTGTTATGTCAGCAATGCAGGATTTGGAAGAACATATAAAAGAGACTGCTGCCAGCGTCGTAGCTGAAACCTTTGGTACTAATGAAGAAAATTACCTGGATTACAGAAACTACAGAAATAAAAAGAAACGAAAGAAAAGATTTACTCTACCAGGTATACTTGATACATTAAAAAAGACTCTTGATACAGATAAAAATCCAATATCACATTATGCTGAAAAATACGGCAATGTTCCACCTTGGATTCTTTTTAAAAGCATTTATTTTAGCACAATTATTAATTTCATTGACTTATTTAAAAAAGACGAATTGGTTAAGCTTGCTCATAAACTATATAGTGACGATTTAGATATGTCTGATGAAGAATTATGTACATTAATGATGGATACATTATTTATATGTTTGGATTACAGAAATACCGCTGCCCATGGAGGACGCATTTATAATCATAAATGCAGTTATACCCTTCGCAAAGAAAAGATATTTGTCAATGGCATTGAACCTACCCCACCTGGTTTTAGTCAATTATTGTTTTTATTAAGTTTGATGGATTATAAAAGTCCTTATCTCTTTCTCCTCAAATCGTTAGAGATACAGATTAACAAACACTGCGGTAATTTTCCTCAAGATACAACATATTTAGGTCAGATACTTAATATGAATATTGTACCTCACAATATAGTGTATGTAACCAATAATAGCAATAAATATCATTCTATTAACCACTGCAGTGGAATAAAAGATGCCTTCGAAATTGATACGGAGGAAGCAATAGAAAAGGGATATGTACCTTGCAAACGATGTGTTAAAAAATAAATTACCATCCCGCTGACTTCACCGAGATGGTCCGACAAAATAAATAAAAGCCCCTGTGCTACCAACACAAGAGCTTTTACCACGATACTTACATAAGCTGTGCCTATGATATAATATCGCCCTAGACAAGCCATATTATATCATTCTGAACACCGCTTTTGCAAGTAGGTGTATTTTTTATACCCATTTTTACTGTTGCACCAGTGCAACTTCCCCAAAAACAGAAAGGAATGATTAATATGAAAAAGAAAATATCTAAGGTCCTTACATATAAGCGTGGCAATCTATGGGCTTACCGATTTGAAGCCGCCGCTATCGATGGTAAAAGGAAGTGGATTACCAAGAGCGGATTTAAGAACCAATCTGAGGCATATGAAGCCGGTATGGTCGCATACACACAATATAAACAGACTGGCAAGAGCTTCACTCCATCTAATATCTCTGTATCTGATTACATGGATTACTGGATTGATAATTATTGCAAGGTCAATCTTAAAGCTAATACGGCATCAACTTACAAAAAGAAAATTGATTTATATATAAAGCCGGCTATTGGTTCATATTATCTTAAAGACATAGAGCCAAGTCTTCTCCAGGAGCTTATAAATAATCTTTTTAATACCGGAATGTCGCGAAACTCTCTCGGCAATGTTAAGGGCATTCTTACCAAGTCATTTGCCTACGCAAAGACTACTGCAAGATTTATTAATGATGACCCTTCTGCAACTATTTCTCTTCCGCTTCCAAGAGCAAAGGCAGAGGTTAAAACCAAAAAGAAAGTAAGAGTCGTATGGACTAATGAGCAGCTTGATACTGTCTTTAAAACATTTGCACAAGGACATATATATCATATGCCACTTCTTCTCGCTTATAGGTGCGGCATGCGTCTGGGTGAGATATTTGGTCTTATGTGGGATGATATAGACTTTGATAATGGAATATTAAGCATTAACAGACAGGTACAGAATCATGATGATAAATGGTATCTGGAAAACCCTAAATATGATTCATTTCGTACCATAGAACTTGATGATACAACGCTTTCAGAACTTAAAAGGATGTACGAACATGAAAAGGAATGTGAACAGTACTATAATGAATATTACAATTATATCTACTGTGAGACACTTGAAGATGACTCTAAGAGACTTACTTATGAGCCGGCTGGCGAATCAATGCATATGGTGCTTGTAAGAGATGATGGCTCATGGATTCAGCCAAGAACCATGATGCACTGTTTTAATGTTATTCATCACAAGCTTGGCTTCACTGAGCTTGATTTCCATTCTCTCAGGCATACACACGCTTCTAATTTACTTGCCAAAGGAGCTGATGTTAAATATGTACAAGAGCGTCTGGGACATAAAAATGTAGCAACCACTCTTGATATATACGCCCATGTCACAGAAACCATGCGTGAGCGCAACAAGGACATATTAAATACACTATAATAAAAAGGCATCTGTACACACATCTCATTGTACACATTAAATCCTAATGTGTACAAAATGTGTACAAATGCCTTTTTTCAATGTGTACACATTAAAATTGTACACATATCAAAATCGTAAAAC